TTTGCCATCATTACTTAAAATCATGAGACATATCAAGACATATAGTGATAATCGGATACAGATATATGATGGAGGGAGGGGGAATAACTGCCCTAGGTATAAGGCGATAGCGATAGGCGGTAGCGCATGCCACGGATGTCCGGAGCATCTATTCCATGTAGTGGATAAGGTAACTGACTTGGTGGTGTGTGACGCTGACATGAGTTACGGTGATTACAAAAAATAATTATTAATAAAAATTGACAGAACATGAAAGTAATTTTCATTCACAAACAGACAGGGTTTTATGTAGGAGGATCAGTGTTTAACAAGACATGTGGTTTTTACAAATGCAGGGATAAGATGATAGAAAAAGGCATAAGCGAGGATAAGGCCAACATGCTTATTGATATAATAGGTCCGCACTTATGTGTGTGGGAAATAAAAGATGGGGATGATCCTTACGAGAGCATGAGAAGCAGACTCGGAGATAAAGCCTCATATTTAGATGGAGAGGATATTATCGTAGAAGATTATGATTATGACGAGGAGGGCGAGAATGGGGAGATCGACTGAATACTATAGGACACATCCGGAGGCCAGAAAGAAGAAGGCTGAGACGGACAAGAAGATCAACGCCAGACCTGAGCAAAAAGCCAAGAGACGGGAGTTGGGTCGTAAGAATTACAAGACCGATAAGCTGAAGGGTAAGGCTTATCGGAAAGGGAAGGACCTATGCCATACGGCTAAGGGGTTAAGATATAAATCAAGATCAGCTAACAGAGGATCTAAATCCGATACGGCTGGCGATAGAAACGCACGAGGATGAACGATAACAGGATATGGAAGACGTCCAAGGAAATTATCATGGATGCCTATGAGAGGATAATGAAATACCAGTCGGGAGAACTTCTCCCGGCTCGTACTGGATATCCTTATCTAGATAAAGCTTTGCTGGGTGGATTTTACCCTCAACATGCGATAGCCATAGGAGCTAGACCAGGGGTTGGCAAATCCTATTTGGCACAGAAAATCATGAACAATGTGATGAATGTTAATATCAACCCACAAGCGGATGATTATGTATGGTTAAGATGTGAGTTCGAGATGAATCCGGAAGACTTGGTATTACGTTCACTATCAAAAAAAATGAACAAAGACATAGAAGATATCCTCCTTCGTAAAATGGATGAAGAAGAGATGCTGGAAATGCAAAAATGTCTTAAACAAGAAAATTCAAACAGAATAACGTATATACCCATACCTACAACAGTTGATGAGCTTAAAGATTTTCTATGGAATGTATATATGCCGGCGAATAAGGATAAGAAACTTGTATTTGTGTCCATAGACCATACAGCTCTTGTACAAGGTTCGGGTGATGCCAAGAGGAATATAGATAATTTGATGAATATGTGCAATATAGCCAAAAGAACGTTCCCAAACATCTTCTTCCTTATCGTATCGCAACTCAATCGAGAAATAGAGGGCAGACGTGATCCGAAGGATCATATGCCAAGGCAGTCTGATTTCTATCAGTCTGACTCATTGGGGCAGCTGTGTACGGCTATGGTAGTGTTGAATATCCCAAGGAGATACGGGTACTCCTCATACATGCAATTCCCGCAAGGATGGTATCCTAATCTGGAACGTTTTAAAAGTGAATCAAGGCGATCTTTCCGTGTGGATGGATTATTATTCCATCATATCGTAAAGGTCCGTCAACGGTCATTGGAGGAGATTGACGCTATACATGTAGATATCATGAAAGGATATGAGCGATATTATCCTGATGGAGGGGTGGTGCGCCAAGAAAGACCGGGAGGCTCGGATGCCCCCGTGGGTAGCGGCAAGCCGGACACGACCGTGGTGACGTTGCCGCCCCCGCCCCCGCCTCCCAGTATCCCGTTGGAGCAACAATATATACCGCCAAGTGATGATTTCAATGTAGTACATGACGAAACACCTTATTAAGCATGAGATTGAGAAAAAATTTTTTGCTTGTCATCATAAAAGGGATGGAGATGTTATTAAAAGCCAATTTCTCCACCGAAAACAAGATGGGCATACGAGAGATCATATCCTCATTAAAGGAAATGGCTGAATACAGTATCAGGTATATCATAAACCGGGACAGGGAGAAGGAGATCATGAGTATCTGTGATGAGGTATCCAATAAAGTACAGGAGTATAAAAGAATGAACGATAACTCAATGGTATTGGAATTGGAGAACTTGAAGCGGGAGGTAGTGGCGGTAGAGGATCTTCTTAGCTCTTACAAGGGCGTTCTTGACGCCGAGCTGGTGATAGCCGAGGATGATATCAGGATCATACGGGATAAGATAGCTATAAGTTTGAGGGAGGACGGGACATGCAAGAGCATGACTGACGCCGATAAAAGGGCTAGGGTGGATGTAAGATACGAGAGGGCGTTAGAGGATTATCGGATCCTTCTAAGATGCGCTAATACGGTTAGGGCCAAGATGTCAGTTTTAGGACATCTTAACCAATCTATAAATCAATCTATATCAGTTGGTAGGGTTGGTATGGCTAATGAATCTTATACAGTTAAACAGTATGAAAAAGGGAAAGAGATTATCGAGAGCAGACGGCCTTAACGTGTTGAGGGACGCATATGATCTCATAAGAGATGAGAAGGAGGATTTCATGTGCTTGGCCATAAAATCGGCCGGGATAATGCACGGGGTTAAATGCCGGGTATCGGCGATAGAGATGATACCGGAGCTTGATCTTTTCAGGCCATGCGGGAAAAGTCCGGGAGACGTATGGTTCCCGTCGGAAATGAGGGACAAGAGGTTACGTATATTGAAAAGATTGATAATGTTTTATGAGAAGAATCGTCATGATGGCATTGCCAACGGGATGATATGGAGAATAAGATTATTTTTTAACATTTAAAAAAAAGTCATGTATATCAATTTTGAACAAATGATGACATCCGGGTTGACAATATCCGATATTGGGTATCTCTTGATGATCCGGCAAAAAGAGGAGATGGCTGATGTCATTCCAAAGGAGAAAATAGATAGTTATAAAACATCTGGTTATATCGAGCTTCAGAAGAATGGGAAGTGGAAGATAACGCCAAGGGGAGGGTCGCTGCTGATGCTGATAGAGACGCCAGGCCTGACCCCGGAGGTTGAGGGGATCCGGGACCGTATCGTTGGGGTATATAACGATATGGGGAAGGATACAGGAACTATCAAGGAGGTAGAGAAAAGGCTCGTATGGTTCGTGGCTAATACCAACTTCAAGGAAGAACCTATAGTAAGAGCCGTAATATCCCACATAGATCTTAAACGTGAGTATACGATGAGATTGGATAACTTGATCTGGAAACCATCAAATGTGTATAGCGTGCATATGAGTTTATCGGAATCAACGTTATTCGATACGATCATAAAAATGTATGGCATGACGTCTGACTTGTATCTTAGGGAGAACAAGAACAAGGAGCTGGCATGGTTGTTCGCCATAAGCCGGCTTCCGGATCCCCCAAAGAGAATGGATAAGGAATACGCTATCACAGGCGATGTTAAGATGGATATCGAAAGGATATCGGATATAAAAAAAGAATTAGGTAGAAGATTGAAAATGTCGATTTAGTATGGAAAGAAAAGAAGTTGAAAAAGTAGTCAAGGAGGCGATATTCGAGAAGATGGGTGAATTTAATGACCTTGATCATGCCGCTCAGATAATGAACGAGGATAAGCTGGATACGGATATGGCTATGGATTCCCTTGATTTTGTAGAAGTCATAATGGAAGTGGAAAAGAAAACGGGTAAATGTATACCCGATGAGGCACTTAACGTCAAGCCTTATCACGAATTGACGGTAGGAGAGCTTATGGGTATGTTGTATGATTATCTAAAAGACAAATAAATGGATTTCGGATATGATGATTGGGAAGAGGGGCTAGAGACCCCTCTTGTCGATGATTGTGATGACGATCATGAGGAGGAAGAATATGATTTCAGTTAAGGAGTTAAGGCCGGGCAATCTTGTAAAAGACAAAGCTGGCGATATATGGAGAGTAGGGTGCGTTACCGGTATGCGTAATGAAAGTGGATCATTAATCCTTGAACGTGAGGTTGATGATGGGATAATGAAATGGTATTCAGGGGAAGATGATGTCATGCCTATTGAGATAGACGATAACCTTCTTGACGCTATCGGTTTCAAGAGTGACAAGAATAGGGACGTATATCGTGGACACGGGATGACCATGGAGGTTTTTGGCGACGAGTATTATCTCGGACTTAGGGATATGGAGGGTGACCTGAGCGAGCTTATCCAGATAAGGTATTTGCATAACCTACAGAATATTTCGATGGATTTATATGGGCGTGACATAAATACGGAGAGGCTTTATGATCGTTCCGGAGAATAACTTGCTATGTAAGACCATAGGCGGTGAGAAGGTGCTTGCCGCATCCTACTCACAGATAGACACGTTTGTCCAATGTCCGTATAAGTGGTATAAGACTTACGTGGAGGGTCACAGATCCACGGAGAAGCACGAGGCTACGTCATATGGTACGGTTATCCACCAGACAATGGAGTATTTCTTCAAGAACGGATGTAGACCTTCTTATGAGGATATGAGTAAGGCTTTCAATTACTATGCGGATATAGAGAAGATTCCTTTTGATAGCGTAAAATCCCAGATCGAGTCTATGCAACATGCGGCTAGGCTAATAAGATGGATTGTGGGGTTGTTTGAGAAGGATGCTGCTGGCAATTATAAGAAGGCATGGTCTGATCTTACGCCAATGGAGAAGGTGGTCCGGGGGTCGAGACCGGCCGGCGTGGAGGAGGGCTTCGTCCTGCCCTATAAGCTACCCAAGCCCCTTACTTTGGATGGCGTGACGTACGATAAGGTACATATCATAGGATCGGTGGACTGGCGTGGAGAGTATAAGACAAAAGACAGGATAGCCATGTATACGATAGACTGGAAGTCCGGGAGAAAGTTATTCGATGAGGATAAGCTGCTTCACAATCTCCAGCATCCGATATACGCCTTCTACATACTGAGAAAGTACAAGGTATTGCCGGATATGTGCAGCTATTTCTTTACCCGCATGCTGGACAATCAGAACGTGAAGGTAGATAAGGAGAAAGTAGAGAGATCGGTCAAGGAGCTTAACGATATTCTCCTTGACATGTATGATTTCGAGACAAATAAAATAGATAGCTATCAAGCTCACGTTTGGGACGACGCCAAACAGGGGTATAAGTACGAGAAGCGCTACCTCATGGGACGCCAGCCGGCCTGCCTTGAACCCCGCCCCAAGCCCTTGTGTTTTTGGTGCGATTTCTCGATCCACAAACAAGGGACATGCAGGTACTCATCGGATTGGGATGAGTCAAAAAGAAAGAATAAAAAAGATTAACTTTATTAAAAAGCCTAGGTAAATATCTAGGCTTTAATTATATTTGTGTCAATAAATAAATGATTATGGATAAAAACGAAAGAGAAAAACAGGTATTGGATCTTCTGATGTCTAGAAAGGATATTAGGAAATTGGTAGAGAAATCAAATGAATGTTATTCTAAAATGGATTTCGTTGGTGCCATGAAATGCCGGCAGGAGATAAAGGATATCGTAGACCGGGAATCGAAGATCATGTTGACAAAAAGCGAGTCTTTGGTGAGTTTGATGAATAACGCTGATAATGAATATAAATTCAATATGCTGGTATGGCTACATTCCATGATGTGTATGGCGGATGTATTTAACGGGATATTGGAGGATTTCAAGGATGGGGTAAGAAAAGCCAATGGCAACTCCAAGTTCGTTAAGTTCGATAATCTGGATCGGTTAATGGCAGAATGTAAGAAGGAGATTGATTACCTGATGAAAGGCACAAGTAAATCATTCCAGATATCTTTTGCCGTAAGAAGCGATGAGCTAAGGGAGATGATAGAGAATATGGTTGGAGACAATATCCGGGAAGGGTATGACATATTCAAGGAAGAGGCTGAGATGGTGAATGAGACAGATAGGAGCAAGATAGAGGAATTTAATAAAAAGCTTGACCATGATCAAATGTAATATAAAGCTAGGCGATATAGTCCATACCCAGATAGGAGTAGGAGAGGTGATAGCCATAAGCAAGACCAAAGAGACTTTGATGGTGAAGATGGACGATGGTCGGGAGTGTGCGATAAGATTAGAGTACGTGAAAGACGTTTTTGATAACTATAAACAACAA